TAGTCTAGTATCGAGAATGGTTGCTTCTGTGCATGGGTAGGCTATGTTTCCCCACCCGTAAATCAAATGGGTATCATCGTGAAAGTTCATACAGAACAAAATATGGTTATCAACACATCGTCTCTTTATAGCAACCTGTGTACGTAACGAAAATTGATCTGTGTTCACAGAGGTCAAGAAGGAAAACGAAGAGCATTCTGACATCAATGTACACAACGTAGACATGTCTATCGTAGATATCCGTACCTGTTCTTTAAAGCACAATGAACTGTAAAGATGGGCATCAGGTTGAATTATCTATACCTTGTAGCATCCTTTGCGATCGGTCTAGCCGTCATGATGTTGACGATTCCAAAGCCGCGTGTCGTACTAAAGTTTCCGTCGCCGGACAACGCCGATTCCCATGTATACAAAGGTTCGGATAACGCATGTTACAAAATTTCTGCAGACGAAGAGGATTGTCCGGCGGATGGTAAACATGTACGCTCCCAGCCAGTTTCTTCAGATATCGATGAAACGAAGGAAGGATGGGGATTGGCGGGTATGTTGAGTCCTTGAATGTAATTAAGTTCCCTTCACCGGGAACGGTTCTGCCCCTTCTAAAACCATGCGTTCTGGAGGCGCGTCGAAATCGATTTGGTCGTTCATGCCTTCGGACAGCGCACCCAACGCCTTATCGCTAGAGAAATTAGACAATGATGCTTCGTTGTAAGCTGATAGATCCGTTTGGAATCCGCCTGCGATGTCAGACATACCGCTCCGCATGGGGATCGTGGATTCTTGTTTGTTCATAGTAGGCATGGTACCCATACCGTTGAGACGGGCTCTAGGGTCATGTTCATCCAGTTCTGGCTCGACCTGTTGTCTAGAAGCTTGTGCTTGCGTCTGTACTGGACGCGGGGGCTTGAACAGGTCGAATAGTTGGTCTCCGACGTATGTTCGTCCTTGTATAGGACCGTCTTCCGACAGTATGGGGATTTTGGAGACCCACGATGGTTTTCCGCGCTGCGTCGACACGTCTAGAAATGTGATAGTGTTCACATCGAAATGTTCGCGGATATTTTCTAACAATCGCTTACTGTTCGCGCAGTAACTACTATGATATAGTACAGGTTTGACCATCGGAGCTTTGTACGACTTCAAAATTAAATAAACGATCAGACGAACGCAGTCATACAGATGTTGACCTCCGCAATTCTTTCGTGAGAATGACGATAGGAGTGACGCGGTCGGGGATATCCGCCGACCTCTTCACGAATGCCATTTTGGGCGTCTGCTTGACCAGTTGCGAAGCCATGTGCTCGTTTTTAACGGGGACATCTTTGACAAACACAGGTAAAGACTTCGGGATGTCACTCGACCTATGACGTTGCATCATAACGGTTGTGTAGTGCAGTTGGCGATCGTATTGTGCTAAGCGAATATTGTTGTCCGTAGAAAAGTTGACAAAATTTTGTACGTTCAGTAGCACGCTATCGTCCAATTTAGTCAGATCACAGAACGCACCGTTTTTATTATTAGTGAGCATAGCTGCAGGGATTAGCTTCAAAATTTCAGAATGTTGGTTGGTACACAAATCAGCTATTTTGCGCTGAATGTCTCTCATATCAGCTTCTGAGAACACCATACTTATTATACAATGCTTTACCGTGCTTAGGTGCGACCACATGGCCGTATAAATGTGTGAACAGTATGTGTACAACAGACAATGCCCAGCCCCGTACAAGTCCTTGATCAACAACTGCGCCTTCTACAGGCAGATGTCCGTATTCTCAAAACCAGTATCCAAGGTGTCGATGTATTGACTAGGTCTGTGGTGGAAGGAACTCCGACGGAGGGTATCCAAAAAGCGGATGTCGTCGCTATTGCTGAGAAGGTAGCATCTTCTGCGGTGGCATCAGTCAAGGCCGATTGTGCGACCGTTGCGAAAGTAGAAGCAGGAGTCACGGTCCGTTCTATGATTCCCACCATCAAAGCTGATTGCGTGAACGTTGCAAAGACCATTGTGGGTAGCGGCGAAGATCTCAAGAACATGAAACGTGATACGGACGAACTCAAGAAGAATTATACGATGCTAAAAGAGTCATACGATACGCTTCTTGCAAAGGTCGACAAGTTGTCGGTGCCTAAGAAAGCTCCTGCAAGAAAGGTCGCCGATAAGCAGTCCAATAAGGACACCGAGCCCGATTCTGAAATGATGATTATTTAGGACTGCTCTTCTGTCGCAATTTCATCCTTGAGCTTGTTAAGTGCGATCTCGATATCGTCTTCAACAACACTACCAACTTCCTGAATAGTGATCACTTCTTCTTCGTCGTCTTCCTCTTCGTCGTCTTCTTCCTCTTCCTCTTCCTCTTCGTCGTCCTCCTCGATCACACTGACGGGTGGTGTAGCCAATACTTTAGCACAGGCAGACCTCGTCTGTAATTTCTCGATGGACACTTCGAGTTTCTTCATGTCCCGATACAGAATGTACATTCCAATGAGTACGACAAGACTGATAGCGATGGTCGCCGTGGTCGAGGATGCCAGTTTTCCAATCATAGAGAGTTACCCTATCGACGTAGAAACTTTAAGTACGTTTGGTCGCAGCAGAGAATGTAAACACCTTTTTTAGAATCAACCAATACATACTGACGCCTGCCAAAATATAAAGGACCAATTCGAGAAAGTCTGTGTCGAAGCTGGACGCTCCGCGGAGCATCATCATAAACTGTATCACGAATTGAATGGTCACTATCCGTACCAAGTCATCGCAATATGGGATATATTCCGACTTAGGTACAGTAATCTGAATAGGAAGTTCTCTTTTATCCATTTTACATTGACGCTTTTTTATTTACCGACCGGTTTGATTCGCATGAGCGCCCGCTATGGCGTATATATCATGGAATCGGATGGGATTTTTTTCCACAGAGTCACCGTGTTCCGGGGTGACGAATCGTCGACGAATCGTCGAACATGTACCAATTTCGGGAGGCGAACAATTACACTCGCCGCGCATACTCTCTAATAAACCGTTCAGTGTTGGCATTGTGTACATGATGTAGAACAATTTTATCCATTGTTATAATACGATGCGTTGGAAGTTAGCAATCTTGATTTTTACGATTATTTGTGCGGTATCATTTTTTATAGCGACGAAGAACTCAACCGAGAACTTTGAACAAGAAAAACAAGCAATCGAACTTGCCAGCGACAAGGGTACGGCTCAGTATCTGGCTGGTCAAATCGCATTCGACGCCTATAACGCTGTCCACGGTAAACCTCCACTGTCCGAAGCACTGGACCACTATAGAAAAATAGCACAGGCGGAACAGTTGGACAAAACCAAAATGATAGCACGAATTACTAGTGATAAAGTGACTCTGCCGGAAGCAGACAAACCAACTGCCATCAAAGTCGACGACGCTGACGTAGATGCAGAACTCCTACGACTCAAGGACCATGCCGTAACAGCAGAAGCTCTACAGTCACCTATAGACGGAAGATCACCAGTGAGTATTCATTCACCTCCCGCCGTCGTGGTACCACCCACTACTACTACACCATCCGTGCCTGCAACTGTACCGCCGTCTGTGTCTTCTGGGCCCACTCAAGTAGTGGACCCCAATATGGCATTGAAGCTACAAGAACTATCTGCGCAGATAGCTGCGATATCACAACAATTGAATAACGGTAGTGGAGCTCTGTCCACGGTTCAGCCTGCAAGCATAGAACGATTCTATACTTTGTGATCACACTATGGGCAAAACCGCTTGTTGTTGATAATGCAACGGGTTGTTCATTCCAGGATCGGGTACAGCGATAGCTATATCGCTATCTTGAAGTTCTTCAAAATCTGCATCATCGACTGCTTGCGACAGCATCCATGCTGATGCTCCAATCACGCCCAATGACGCAGTATATACAATGACGTATGGCATCATTTTATCAAGTATGTACAATAAGATCTCGTAAGATCTCGTAAGCTCGTAAGCTCGTAAGCTCGTGAGATTTCCTAAGCTAGTAATTCACCTCTGGTGAGCTCAAGAGCTATGCGCATATAAGCCTGTGTATGCCGATGGACAAACATTCTGACGGAGCTGATATCATGGACTGTACCCACCCCGTTCTGACAGGAAACATGTGTGTGAGGTGTTGCAAAATTTTACCTGAAGGGGAGTGTGCATCAAGAATTGACGTATCGAAAGACAAATTAGCATTGGTACTGGACCTGGATCATACCTTAGTGCATGCCGTGTGCGCACGATTCATAGCTCAAGAGTATGATGTCAACAGTCGAGACTTCAAGGATATGGTCGAACGGGCAAAGGATATCCACTTCAACAAGGCTACTAATTCATGGATCAAAGTGCGCCCGGGCGCCCGGGAAATGTTGGAAGATCTCAAGTCCACTTTTACGATGTACATCTACACGATGGGAACCAAGGCGTATGCGGAAGAGGTCAAGAAAATTCTGGATCCGTGCGGAGTCATCTTCGGAAAGCGCGTTCTGAGCCGATGCGACACACCCGACCTCAGCATCAAACTCTTATCAAAACTCAAGCTGGCGGACACTGACACTCTCATAGTGGACGATACTCCAGAGGTCTGGAGCGAACACAGGAGGAATTTACTACAGATAGATCGTTACACGTTCTTCCCGCTACGAGCAAACGAACTTTGTTTTTTTTCTCGGAAGAAGGATGAGGACGGTGAGAGGAACAATTTGGCATTTATTCATAAGACTCTGCAAAGAGTAGGCGATGAACACCACAATTCCGCCAAGATGGACTGTAGGGACACGCTGGCCAGGTTGAGACGGAAAATTCTGAGAGGCTACCGTATATACGTCGATAGAGATGTGCATACGGGATACGCCAAAATGGCGGCTGAAATGGGTGCATGCCTTTCTAAGGACACCACGCGAATCACACATCACGTGACAAAAAACGTGGCGAGTAGCAAGACGTATACACTTGTATCTCCCAAATGGATTCTGTATTGTTACATGTTTCTCTACAACGTTCCAACTATTTGAAGTGTAATCAAAACATTTTGAAAGAAAACGAATGATTCGCGCTACATTGGGATGTCGTTACTCCGGTTTGACCAGAGTTCTTCTTATCGGTAGCTTCCTTCAGTAAATCCCATGTATGCTTCAGTTGGCGCGTTGTTCTTTCCCAAGCAGCTGCATTGCCATGGACGCGAGTGACGGTGAAGTCGAAAACGTGGTGGAAAGTAATCGTTGCACCATCAGCCTTGTGTCTGTCAGCGAACTCTATCAACTCCGTGAAAGTGTTACCCGGGCGAGAAAATTTGAAAGATCCATCATCGAATGATGCAACCGACCCAAAACGGGCCACATCGAACGTAGTATCCATCATGTTTTCACATTCCGCCTGTGCCAACTCCCTCACGCGACAAACGATGAAGTCACATTCATGGAGTCCGCATGTGAAGAGTTGTCCCTGCATTTGTCCCCAATATTCTTCGGGGATGTCTTTCAACGTCTTGGAATATGGACACTTCACTTCGACCATGACCCCGTATGGTGTGATACCGTCGGGAGAGGCACCTAGATGTGCGATAGTTGGATGGTGTAGAAGTCCATACTCTATCACGCGTGTGTAATTATAATGTGAGTAGAGTAGATTGGCGACGTCTTCGTATTTCACTCCCCAGCGTGTCGCATCGGATCCCAAGAAAGGCTTGTCTTTGAGTTTGTCCCGGATGAACTGTTCGGGCTTTGCAGCTGCTTTATGGAAGTTTGACGCCGTGATGAGCCCTTCGCGGGCAGCATACCATTCTGGCGTACGTTGCTCTATACCTTTTGGAAGAGCATCGACTAGCTTCTCTAGGTGGGATCTCTCTTCGATCCGGTCTTCGTATCGTTTGGATGTGATCGTTTCGTCGACTGAGAATTTGAGAATCTTGAGGGCTTCGTCCGTGGGTAGACCGGCGTTGATCAACCGATCCATGATGTATCGCGCATGACTCCCTACACGACCATGGACCGGGTCCACGTCTACCTCAGTTGTCGACATATTTATAATACTCTGACTCCAACAGCTCTCGTTCTGAAATAAGCTCTTTAAGCGTACTGCTTACCAATGTATGGTATTGAATCTCCGCCTGTAGTCGTGCGTACAACTCTATACACAATGACGTACACATATCTTTAGACTCTGCCGTATCGACATCGACTTTCTTGATACGTCTGATCCTACCCGGTGGATTCGCATACAGTAAGGTACTATGACCTAACATCGTTTTTAAGGAATGAATGCACCCTTTTTCGAACCTCGCAGCGTCGTTCAAGTGAACGATGGATGCTTTGACATCCGTCAATTTGACGTGTAGGTCTTCTATCGCGACCAACATACACGTGTCCATGGCGTTCTCAACATTCATGTGTACAACCACGCTTAAATATTCTACAATGTTGTGATAACATTAAGATGAACACGTTTTTGAGTCGTCCAAACATGGAAGAAATCTGTAATAGAATACATAGAGCAATTCTCGACGAACCAGACATGACGCAGTTGTCGATCACTACACAAGAAATCAAAGACCTGTCACTGAAGACGATGCGCGACGTAGCCAACTCGTGGAAAGGCGAGAAAGTTTCTGTACAGAATGATGTGGCTGTCAGAATAGCTGTGAAATATTTTGAGACACTATTGGAAAATCCTACAGAGCAAGAGCAAGTCGTTAACCAACGTGATACAAATTCGGATCACGGATCAAATTTACCGACCGCTCTCAGAGCACAGAAAGAGATACCTATGGACATGGGTGATCTACAGACGCAAATGCATATGATGGTTAAAGACGATGCGAGCATTTTATTGTCTCAGCCAACGCTGGAGACTCTCCCAGATAAGCATAAGGTATTCGAAGAGTATATTAGTTTAGACGGAGGTGAAAGAGACACATCGCTGCAACCGCAACGATTCAGTTTCAGTACGGATATAGAACCGCTACGGACAGTGTCAGAAGTAAAGGTATGGAGCGTCATTCTACCGCTTACACCGAAGGATGCTTCATCTGTTTGCTACAGGGTGAACGTTACACATGTATGGCTATGGGTAGATGAGATCTCCGGCTCGTTCGCTAAAAATCGATCGGATGTTGCTAAAAGATCCCTGTGCAAACTTCTCATCAAAGGATGTCACGAACCAAAACTAGGACGCGGGCACATGGTTCTGGAGCCAGCTATGGAAGAAGTTCGTGTTTTCGACCCCCCTCTATCGTCTTTGTCATCGTTTGGTATTAGTCTACGCCGACCCGACGGTGCGCTGATGGACAACACACGCGACGATTTCAGGATGATAAACGTGTATCAAACTTCTGACGCAGCTGCAAATTGGATAATAGAAATGAACCGTCTGTGGGAAGATGACGCTTTCACGAAAGGTGATATTCTCAAGATACAAGGTATAGAAAACGTACCCAGAGAACTGACTGATTTTCTTACACGAAAAGAAGGGCATATAGTGATCTCACAAGGATATCCGGTAGGTAGTGCTTACAAAACAGTCGTCATTCGTAAACCTGGATCAATCAATCAGAGCACCGGAGAATATGAAGGCGACATAAATTTACATTCACAGTTAGACGCATCTGGTGGTAGTATAAATGGCAGAGTTATCAATATGTCCACACAGGTGTCCATTTCAGTGTCATGTAAATGCAATACCACAGCAAGGCACTTTGACCCATCTATACACACGACTAAATTCTAGACTTTCCATGTAAGTATGAGTGCGCTTACAGATAACGCGGTGTTGGATCGTCTTGACGATGCCGATATCAGTAAGAACGACACAAACAAACTGCGGGAAGAATGGGAAACCATAGAAGAAGACCAACGTCAGGCTACAATGAGTACAGGATCTAGGTTCATTGAGAATACCGTATCCGCAACCGTCTTTCACGGAATCACGGCAGCAGGGTGTTTCATTATTATGCTCATCTTAGCGGGGTTTTCGGTCAAGAAATTTATCACGATAATGAAGACTTTACCCAAAAACAATTTTCGTTCTGGTTTCAGAGAGCTCACTTTTTTGATGGCACCCGATATTGCTTTGATCATGGTATTGATGGGTGCCGGGTGCGTCGAGGCGTTCAATGCAGCGCTATCAAAGATCGAGAACGTCGTTCCATCGGTGTATATCCCGTTCAACCAGACGGTAGTAGACCGAGGGAAAATGTCTTCACGATTTATGAAAATAAACGAATATGTCCCAAACAAAGCAAGTTTGGCGTCGATGAACAGAGCTCTCAGGGATGCCGGGATATCACAGGCGGACTGTAGCATTGACCTGGAAGCATATGCCAAGTTACAAAACATCCAGAACTATGTCTCATTGAGCACCACTTCTTTCCGTAACTCGTGTGCTTTCGGATTAGATACTATTTTAGGAAAGATGATGTCTAAAGCAGAACAAGATATAGATTACGAATTTGTCAAACGGTTCGAACTTGCCGTGGCGGAAAGAGATGAGTTCAGATCCCTGTTACTCAAGCACATGCACAGCGTTGGATTAGGACAAGATACGCTTCTTGAATACACAACACAAGCGGACTTGAAAGATCTTTATGATATTCTAGTGGAAAATGGCATCCATCTAGAGCTCCCAGAGGTATCTATAGCCGTAAAAGATCAAGCTGGTGCTACGAAAATTATACGTGAATCGGGCCTACCTTTAGTCAAGAAAATAGACGCCTTAAAACGCGAACGCCAGTTAGTCTCTTTAGCAGCGGCGTCTCAATCTATGAGCGTCAGTAGAACCTTCAAAAAGAGAGAAATTTTGGGGGTGTTTTCAGGATCAAGTAAAAGTGTGAGAGACGAAGTAGATGAAGCATTGGCAAAAGATATGCGAGTGGAAGCGACCTTCCGTAATATGAACGGGAGCAAGATGGAAGAGCTAACGAGAGAGATTCTCCTCGTTTCCGAGATGATAAGCAACTTGACTGTAAATTGTAAAGACAAAAGAGCGCATATTCTGGCTAGAAGTATGTGTGTACAAGTCACTCTAACCGGTTTGTGTCTACTCGTATTTGCATGTTACATGGTATCTCAAAAAATAGATGGTGCCGCATCAACGAATTGTTACAGATATATGGCGCGTAAATACCCACAGTTGATCAATGGGATGGATATCGACAAGATTGAGGACGCCGATCTACCGGCAATTATAGACCCCATATTGTCAGAGCCGTCGAATTACAAATTACGGACAAAATTTTCCAAATGTTCGACAGACAGAGGTATTACAATTACGAATAAATACCTATCTATCAGCCTGAAGTACGTGATTGGTGTGACAGTGTTGTTCGCGCTGATAGCCGGGATCAGAACCCATTTCAGAGACGCCTACAGACAGATGGAAGAAGAAATGGATGGTCTTACGAATTTGAAAGCCAATCTTAAGATTCTGGTCGAGGCAGTAGAGGATGTTGTATACGATTCTGGTTCAGTTTCAGTTCCAATGCTGCAAATTGATAAAGTACTCGATCTCCAATTGGTTGTCGGAAATATCAAGATGTATAAGAACAAGGTACCTTACCTTGCTTCTCCAGAAGTTGCGATAATTTATCCTAAATTAGGAAAGGTTGCCAAATACGCTATAACTGCATGCGTGGCTTTGGCGGCAGTCTTCATCGTTGTCAAGAAAATGGATCCTAGTGCACAAATTCGTAGAATGCGTGAGTTACAACAAACCGGGGGTAATGGTAGTTTCTCCGGAGGTTCTGCAGATAGCGCCGCATTGACAGAAGAGCTCCACAAGCTACGTGGTGAAGTTGGATCAAAAGAAACACATACCATAACGTTGTTGGTCATGTTAGCAGTGAGTGCATACACGACTATTCAGTTGTCTTTCGACATTCTTCCCTGATGACTATCGTTTCGTCCATCTCGAAAGTATCTACAGACATATCCAAGTAAGTAATTTCGATCCGTCCACTACATTTTGATTCGCATGCAGTAGATCCTAATTGACAGAGTTCCCATCCATAGACACATAGATCGTTGTTCATATTTCCTAACAATGGAGTCAGAAAGTGAGATAGACGTTCGTCAGTACAGCCTTCTATACTGACGTCCAAAATGTCTACGTGATCAGTGGATAGATGGACATTTTTTCCACGATCCAGGCGCGAACTCAAAGATTTCCACCCTTTTGTTTTGACGACACATAATTCGCCGCCTGTAGGAGCGGTACGCTTCAATTGGCCGAATCTAACAACATATCTATTACCGTATGCAACTTCTAGAATGTATTCGTAGTAATAAGTCGCGTAAGCCAACAGCTCGTTGAGATAGGCCCACATTCTAGTGCTATAATGGTGTCATACGTTTATAGGGCGACGGATCCGAACGTCTGCATCTCAGTACCGTCGAAGGGAATAATCTCTTCGCGGACGACAGGAACACGGTTCGTTGTTCGCGGGTCAGTCAGATCGGTGGCTGGACGCGACTCGAACTCTTCTGGCTCACCTTCGTCTTCCATGCTGGCCTCTAGTTCAATTGGTTCGTTCTCTAGATCAGTCTCATTTAGATCCGCTTCGGGATCGTCCTCGAAACCTTCGGAGTATGCGCTAGCGTACATCTCTGCCTCTCGTAAGAGCTGGTCATCACCTTGACGGGTAAAACCCTGAAGACCGACCAGCATCGAAAGGCACACTATGATAGCCATAACGACCACTAGAAAGCAGATTGCGGATGTTGAATTGGCCATTTATCAATCCTTGCATAAAAAAATCAGTGAGATCCTGTGTCTTCTGCAGTGACCACTGCGGACACATCTACCGTAGTATCTGCGGACGGCTCTATAGACTCCTCCTCTACGATCGTCGCGGGTGCATTCAGGTTTGCATGCTCCTTCACACGCTGTACTCTGTCCCGAGTTTCACCTTTATAAGCGTCATCGCGATCGTCGATATTGCTCTTGTAACCTTTCATGAGTGTGTTCAGGTGGGTTTCGGTGTAGTCTACCTCCGCGATATCCTCAGCGCACGGATTCCATGGGCACCATTTACCGATCTCACAGATGAAAATATCGAAATTCGGATCTTGTTGGCGGAGACCCTTGATGTGTCGCTCAGCCTCCTCCCGGGTGTTGAATGCTCCCCGGACCTTGATACCCCGGACGCTTGTACTGAAATCGTGCGCCTCTTCGAACTTCTTCTCGAGAGCGTCCTTGTGGACGCTGGCATAGGTCGACAATTCTGTACCTATCTCGGACGATTTGAAGATCGTGGGATGCGCCTGCATTACGGCGTCAATCTCTTCGACTTCACTAGGGAATTTCTTACGAAGATGTTCCATCAGGTCTTTCATGCCTCCTGAGAAGCTCGTCAGAAAGTCCTTCATAATAAACAACTTTCGGTCCTCGATGACATCTTCCGGAGAGAGAAAAGATACACATGCAAAATTCTGCCTGCGGATAGGCTCGTCTTCGTCGAGATAATCGTATGTGCTCACGGGGGTCGTCGCTTGCTCGCGTGCGGTCGCCATTTCAATATACATACACGTATACAACGTACGCTTAGGTGCTGTATTTTTTTGCCTAGCCTAGTATAAACAGTCATGAACTCAGAGCAGACGTACGCAATCGACATCCAGGAAGTATTCAAGCGTTTCATGAAGTACGCCCTAGAGGGTCTCATCGTTGCACTCGCTGCGTTCACTATCCCTAACAACAAGCTTGACATCAACGAGACCGTCACTATCGCTCTCGTGGCCATGTGCACGTTCTCTGTCCTCGACTACTTTGCACCTAGCATGGCCGGAGCAGCCCGTCTTGGCGCAGGTGCAGGTATCGGCGCTAACCTCGTCGGGTTCCCCGGTGGTCAGACCCGTCGACGTTACGCATAATTAGATACAAAAGATCTTGTTGTCACATTGTAAATGTCAACAGTCTTATCGACATCGTATGACACGAGCCTAAATATTGTGTATGTCAATCCCATCATGGATGCTGCCAAAGATTACCCGACGCAAGTTGGTCCTACCATACATCCAGAAATATGGGCTCCCCGCCTCTATGCAAAGGGATTGAATACACTCGAACTAGCATCCTCCGGTCGAGTCGCAGTGACTACTAATGATAAACATGCACTAGACATACAAGTACTGGAACATCCTGACATTGATCACGATCATACATATTTCAACTTCGCGAACGATGGTTTTACGATTGCGTCGAAGCTACAAGACATATTGGTTGCACTACCAAGCACAGAAACGGCGGGGGTCAACGACACGATTCTGACGTCCAATAATGTAGATATCGTGGCTACAGAGACTATCACTCTGGCGGCGGCCAACCTCAACGCAGACTTCACCGACAATGCGAGTATTCAAGCTCCTTCGGTAGATATCACTGCTTCAGCTGGAGACGTGGTCATAGCATCTGGTAACAATCTGACTTTGACAGTCAAGAATGATAGAATAGTCGTGGACGGTGATATAGATCTGACAGGACAGATTAACGCTGCCAGTACGACAATAATCGAAACAAGTACGACCACTGATAATTATATCGATATACAGGACGGGCTCAACATCGAAGTCACTGGAGGATCGTTGGGTTCACAAGGAGGGCTCCGGATAGCAACTGCTCCCGACGGTGCTTCGTCTACCTTCGGTGATATAGTTGATACGTATTTACGCAAATTCAAATCTTCAGATGCCAGTGGTAGAACTTTCTACACTAACAACGTCTTCGATAGCGTTAAGTACGCTCGGACTAATCAGATCTTTCATAAAGGTATTTTGTTCAACGTCAGAAACGGTTACGGTGCAGGTGGCTTCAAAACGGAAGCATCTCGCTCTGAAGAACCGTATTGGGAAGCATCTGGCGGTGCGCTACGTATCACACGTATAGTTCCGAGTACAGAAGAAGATCTAGTATATAAGCTAGGGTATTCTATGCGCATCACGAATCAAGGAGAGTTGGAATTCGTTCAGCATAGAACTCCGATGAATCTCGTGAACGGAGTATACGTGGAAGGCATCCGGGAAGGAGCTAAAGTCGTTCAGAGCATGGGACACGTCCCGTCGGTGTGATCTATCAATATCTATTCGTGTACGTATTGTGTTCAGCCAACGCTCTCGTTATCCGTTCTTTATCGAGAGGTAACATGTCTTGTTCTTCTTTCTCAATCAGTGACTCTTTGTACAGTTCGTCCGCTTGATATTGGCGATAGTCTATATTGTAGTCCGGGTTCAGGCTACTACGTTCGAACGGCATAGGTTTCTTGTTCACATAGACATCTATCCCTATGATCATGAGCGTGCCTACTCCACGAAAGTTGTACAGTTCTCCACTGGCTTCGCGTTCGAATCTAAAGCTCAGCCGATCCAATTTAGCTATCGGATGAAACCGTTCCTGTAGAACGTTTACATAGTCTGCCGTTTCACGACGGATTACACCTGGATTACTGAGCTTGAACAACCCGACCCCTCTCTGAGAATTACGACCTGTCCCGATGTTAGAAGATGTCTCTATCTGAGGGCATCGAAGCATTATGTATCGAGCACCTGACATATTCATGAGATTACCACTCCGTATCTGAGCACGCGGCAAACGGTCACCGACCGCCATGTTGGTGGACATTAGACGATCCATCACGCGAATCTCGTTGACGGCTTCGCTGAAGCCTATCACGTTACCTATACTGGACGTAGTATCGAACACCACTATCGACGTCCCCGTCTCGGCCGCGATGACAGATGGATCAGAAGACGAATCTATCGCTCCTAGAGCCAACGACCACGGCCGTGACAGAATGTCTAACGTTCCCAAACGCTCTACAGGGACACTTGTCGGTACAAGGAACACTTCGTCGTCATTTGCGAGTAGAGCGGTCCGGGGGCCATCACCTTGCTCTGCCATTGCAACTATCTTCGCAGGGTGTGTGTAATTTCCGATAGGGAAAAAGAAAACGCGTTTCACAACCTTTTGAGCATCACCCGTGCCATCGTCTGCATGATACGCGACGCGTAGAGTCTCTCCGGACGTACCATCCGCAACAGTGACTATTTGTATGCTCTCCGGAAGAACATCGTCTGGCCCCAGAATAGTCAACGCGGGAACAAAGTCAAACGGAGCATCACTAATGCTTAGCATATTGGACATATCCGGTAGAGGACCTGCTCTATGATCTCGGATGACTACTACGGTTTCCGCGTTATCTTCTTCATTGGTCCATGAATCATCTGTCATGAAGTTGAGGAATATTTCGGTGTAACGATACGCATAGTTGATAACGTATGTTGTAGCTGCGGTATCGAACCCCATCGCAAAAAGTCTGAATATGTTACTATGATCATCTATAGTGTACGATGTAGACGGTACGTTGCTATCTTTCACCGAAAATCCCACTACATTACGTATTGGTTCATCGAATTGTATTGTAAAGTCATTTGGATTGGCTCTCGGATCTGATCTTTGATTAGAATCGATATAGAAAATACGTGTTTCGATTTCACCATGTTGTTTCATGTAGTCAACATCGTCAATCATCGTCCTCAGTTACACGATACTTCCATAATCACCGCTTACATCCGGCGGAAGGTGCCCACACCGGAGCGGACACGGGCTTGTAGTGGATCATCTGACACTCCGGTAGATGTCTCATCCCTGTCACCGGTAGATCGCGGCCTGGAACGTACTTATTGGCAGGACACAGGCTGTAAGCGCGTGTCTGGTTACGAAGCTCGGATTCGGTGTCTACGAGTGAAGCACCCGTCATATGCGAAGCGGCCGTACCTCCAACGATACCTAGCTTCATCCTACAGGTCTTGCAGTGTTCGTACTTGATAGGATCTAGAGTGTACTCCAGAGGGTTGACCGACTGACGAAGAGCTTTTCCATAATAACACGAATCATCCTGGAGTCGGTTAAGTGACATCTCTTTGCACAGCTGTAATATAATTTTACGAGCAAGTGCAAGATGAAAACAGACGCCTCCGAATATGCTTTAGTAGGCACCGAAGCGTGTGATCCTAATTTGTTCTATTCTGAGAACCGACTTCATGATGACGGATGTTTCAAACAAGATAGAGAACGCCAGAGCTCGAGCGTCGGAAGCTATCTCACTGCTGGTCTAGTCCCACAGGGTAACTGTGGAGAGGATGTCGCTAAGATAGCAGCATGCCACCCCAATCTTCGATTCAAAAACGGTTACGGAATGGCATCGGCGTGTGCGATCGACGACGATAGTAAGATGCGATTCGGAGCTACACAGACGAACCCTCGTCATAGACAGCAGCTCCAGACACGTGTATACCACGGTCACGCCCACTACGAGAAGGGGTGTCTCGCACCCGACATTGAAAGTGATCTTATTCATACCGAAGGTACGCGTACGTCCAGGCCCTGTGGCGTGCTATCCGGTATCGAGATCGATCGCTTCGAACCACTCATTCCGTGTATCTCCGAGGTCGTCCAGGATCCTCAACACATAGTGAACGATCGATCAGGTACGAATACACGAGCATGGGTACGTGACGAGGATTACATCAAGAAATGTGGCTTCACACACGATGGACGCGGATGGAGACGTTAAAATTTACTTTTTCTTCGAGAAAAAGGTCGGCTTAGCGAAAATCGATGCACCAGTTACAGATACGACTGTAGACACGAGCGTCAAAATCATGAGGATTACAGTGAGCCATGCGTACACCGTGCACGTTCCGTAAACCATACAGTTGAGAGCGTACATCGTGAAAATCGTCGAGAAGGTTATCGGAACGATGGACACCATAAGTAGAGGCTGACCTCTAAACAGAGCTAGTAGCGTGATGTACGCGGCCACTGTTATGTACGCCGCGCCCGCGATCTTGGACTGAGGAGCTTTGAAAACCTTTTTTGAAATGTCTGAAAACTTCATGATTGTTACAAGATGTAAACCTAAAAAATGTATTCAATCGTCCATAGGTGCCCAGTTCTTGTAAACGTGGCGTAAAAGAGGCACGCTCTCCACACCGTCGGGTTCCTTCATATCGGTAGCCTTCAACTTCGTGACCATGGTCATCATCTGATCCGGCTTCATCTTGGCCAAGTTGACCTTGCACCAGTCTTTGTAGATGGCGTGGACGTCCTTGACGCTGATCTCACAACCCTCGGCTATCTGGAAGTTCTCCTTGACGAAAGCAGCGAGGTGATCCTGCTCCTCGCGATACCGTTGTGTAATAGCCGACACCTGTATCGGTTCGATGACCTTCTTTCCTTTGTCGGCTACATATCGACGGATGAGCATGACCATGAAAGGGCGTTTCCAGCGTTCAAACTTCTCGTTCAGATCGGGATCCATCTCGAATTCGTTGGGTGCTTGGGGTTCGGCGACGAACTTGGAACCAAACTCCACTACCTTGATTCGACGCCACGTTCCGCCGTCGTTGTCGGGAACTTCCGGGAGCGTATTGCAGGTCATCACCATGTTGAACTGGGGCTTGAACTCGATGGGAGATCCGTAAAGGGCTCGGCATTGGATCTTGTCTCCTCCAGACAGCTCTTTCATGATACCGACGTTCAGTTTCTCGCTCTCCCCCGGCTCCTGTAGTACACAGAAACGCCGCGCTTTCGTCCGAGTAAGCTCACCGCTAGGAGTGCCGGCAGCAGCCCGCTTCTGCGTCAGTAGCGAAGTCGGTAGTTTACAACAGTACCCTCCGAAAGATGCCTCGAAGAGTTCAATCGTTTTTGACTTTCCATTCGATCCACTCCCAGTGAAGATGTAAAACTCTTCGCGTGAAACGTCGCCTGAAATGAAGTTGGCGAAACGTCCGATGGCATACTCCCTCATGTCTTTGTTGGGAAAAACCTTGCAAAAGAAGTCATCGATCTCGTCGAACAATACCTCGTCGCCAGCCCTGACCTCATAGTCGATGTCCGTACACATGGACACTAGGTCTTCGGGACGCCCTTCTCGAAACTGATTCTTGTTGAGATCGAAGATACCGTTGTTGAAACCTATCAGGTGTGTTTTCTCGTCCAAGGTTTGTTCGAAGTTCTCGTGGTAGAATAGTTCGGCACACTCCTTCAGAATCTTGTCCTTGGTTCCACAGTCTTTCAGAGAGTCCAATACGCGCTTCGATTTGTCCTTCTTCTCGGCCTTGGCGTCCTCTCCACCATCCGGTTCTTTGGATGAGTTTTTCGTCACTGCATCCACTTCGGCGGCGAACATGGATATCGTTTTCTTCATCTCATCGTAGACTTCCTTCGAAAGCTTGTTTCGGATTGCGTGAGCTTGCTCTAGACGCGTCCATTTATGGTTCTTGAATTGGTAAAAACTGTTGGACTTGAGTTCGGAGCACACAAACTCGTCCTTGTACATACTGTACACGAGTCGAGCCAAGTCGTTATGGGTGCCACTGAGAGCCTCCATGACGGTTTCGCGTCTGGAATCGGATGCGTACTCACTGAAAGCTTCCGGATCGTCCAGTTGGGCCCAACGACGGAGACTTCCGAATGTCAAACCACCAGACTCTCTCTTCATGTGGTGCCAGTACTTCTCGCATTCTCCTTCGGTATATTTGGCCGACTTCTGTGAAAACGCCGTCCATGACTTCAGAAGCCGGTGGTCGATGTTCCTCAGAGCCCAGCCAACTCGAATCCAGCTGTCGTACGAGTCGGCTCTTTTACTCGATAACATGTTGGCAAATATGTCGGCCGCAAAGTTGGTCTCGTCATCCGACATGTCGGACTGTGTGACATGCCTCTCGTTCAGACACATCTCGTGAGGATATTGTTCGACGATCGTAGACTTATGCTTCAGGAAGTCCTTGTGCTCGGCGTCCCGTGCGAGAGCCTCGGTCTCGGGGGAAATACGAGACCGGGTATTGAGACGGCGTAGGGAGAATTCCTTGACGTATTTACTCCATTGGGATGCGGTAGCTTCGCTCACGCTCTCATCATAGACTATCTCGGCGTTACCCCCGACGAGTTTCAACCTGATGTCTCGTGTCACTAGGTACGGATCCTTGCCAGGCTTACGACTCCCGTACATTTGCCAGTTGTTGGTAGTCGCATGCGCGTCCAGTACGTCGTCCGCACTGTTGAGTAGGTCCTGTAGGTGCGACGTCAGGATAGGTTCGAACTTGGTCAACACACGCTGGCGTATGAGTTGTTGGATGGTTGCGGTGAGATGTACGTTCTTGAAGATAATATGGATGCCGTCTTTGACGACATTTTTGTCCACGTAGGGGGCTGGCCGTGTGAGGATGTCGACGTCGATCTGTTGTTTGAAGGTCGTATCTGTTTCTGTATCGAGAACTTTGTAGAGTTCCTCAGCGTAAAGCGTTACGACCCTCGCGACAAAGTCGTCTTCGAAGCGGCGATGTTCCCCATCTTCTGGTGAAAATCGAAAGTCCAAGTCCACAATGACTGGAAAACATCTTGTAGGCTTTTCCGTCAAATACAGAGGTCCTACTCCTTTTGTAGATAACGTTTCACAATAAATATTCATAAAATCATCGTACAGAACGCTGGGTACGTTGTACGATCCGAACGGGGCACCTAGACTTGTATGTGTGTAACACCCGCCTTTGCTTGCTTGACAATTATTCAAAAAGTTGGACAGACGGGTCATGGTGAGCTATGAGAATGTGTCGATTTTTATTTCGACGTAACGAACCACCCGTTTAAACTAAAGAGGCTCGGACAGCCTTAGATAGAGTTCGGGTGCATGTAATTCTCTATTCTAGTCGCGTCCACCGCTTTAAGCTGCTCATGTATACATCATGTTTGTAACTCTTTGGTTCTTCGCGTTCAAGTGATCGGCAACTATCTCATGGACGTCCGGAATCGAATCTCCCATCGTATATGCTACCTCCAGTTCTTCACATACGATACTCATGAGTCGCTTCACTTCGTATACTCCAGGTGCATCGGAGCATGCATCGATACAACTCTTGATGAAGGCGATGTCCGACACAATATCTACGCTTTTCGAGCACATCGAGAACTGTAGTAGAATCTCTGGGAGTACGCGTTCTTCTACTATCGATAATTTTTGTGTGAAACTATATCGTGACAAATCGATCTCTATCATTCGGTTCAACAGAGAGGGATGTATCGCTAGCCTACTTTCGTATGTAAATACGAAAGTACATTTGGACACATCTATGTCGATATCACCCACGAACTTGTCTCTGAACTTGTCGTTACGCTTCCCGTCAGTCATCCATAGTATCGCTTTGTCTATTTCACTCATCTGATCGCACGAGTTTACTATGTCCACGTTGTCGAAACGAAACAGCGGGTCCATACATTCCGTCGACTGAAGACCTGATACTATAGCGCCTTGCTCTGGATCCTTATCGATTCGGCCATCTAGATAGCCAGGTACTCGACAGTCGCGTAGATCCAGACGTACGATATCTTTATCCATCGCGTTTGCTATAGCTTCAATCAGACGCCCTCTACCCACACCTTTCGGGCCACGAATCCCTATAATGATAGGCCGATTCGGATCAGATGGACATCCACGCGATATATTTCGAATCAATTTGAGCTTTTCTGCCTCATGACCTATCACCGCGGTATTCAAAGTATCTCTGAGCTGTTTGATTTTATCGAACTTGGTCAGAGATTCATACGTCGAAACATATACGCCAAACGGTATCTTCTCGACAGTCTCTATAAGTCGAAGAAAATTCTTGTCTGTCGTTGATGATAATAGGTATTGTTTCTCGGCTACAGAAATATCCAAGTCTAAAATTCTGAATCGCACCGGTTTTCTAAGACTCATCGTGTATACCGATAGTTGGTGTAGACCGTCGTCGAGAACCGAACGGGCGTCGGAAGTCAGTGTATCGTAATATTCCGCCTCGTCATCGTTAAAATCTAATTGTCTACTCACACGTGGGCGCTTTCGCTTCAATTCTTTATCGCTACTCATCCTGTTGATCAATAAGTTTATATAAAAGCTTATATGTTGACACTTTTTACATCATCGAATGTAATACATGGTGAGAACGACGACTTACATCATCTTGATATGTACTTTACTCAGTTTATCAATACTTATCAAGATGTCATTTGTAGTGAGAAGAGGATCGGTATTGACGCAAACCACACAGGCGACGGTGAACGCATTTTTGAGTTCGATCGCGAATAGAGTATCTGAGTCTGCACGAAAAGCATGTGGTGTACGATCAAATGCTAAGGTCGAAATCATGACTCTAGCTACTGATGACTTCGCGTGGGAACATCTGATGGTCATGGGCGACGAATATGCACGCGGTAAATATCCACATTTCCTTCCCAACGAAGATAACGCGTTGGAATGTTATCGTACATGCGCAATGTGTCCTAACTCCGACGTAGCATCTTCTGCGCAACATAAATACGTCGAACTTCGTCAAAAAGGTAGGATCATAAGTGATGAAGATCGCGCAGGTGCCCCTATGCCTCAAATACCTTTTGATATACTCATCCAGAAGGCAAAGCAAAGCTTAATGAGTTCGAATAAATACGATACATTTTCTACAGAGTTTAGGACTTCTCAACCCATACCGCAAATTGCGCCACCAGGATTCATGAACGTATTGGCGGATAGATCGGTACAACATGTATTACGACCATACGTACCACCACCCGTTCCATCACCAGTCGTACCGCCACCTGTAGTCAGAACCACCGTTCGTTCGAATGTAGATATCAGAACAGACACACAGAACGTACACGACCACTCCGTCATCTCGAATACTCGTCTGAATTTGAGTACTCTACCCGAAGTATCAACACTCGAAACTGATGACGCGGTTAGGGACGTTAAACAAATGATCGATATGTCCGACCTGAATATAGAAACGAAGCATGACGCGCTAGAGATGTTGGGGTCGTTGAAAGATTCAGAAACGTCTATCGGTGTGTCTCAAGTGAGCGCATTATCCAAGGTTTGGAAAGAAATACTTAACATAGATGATGTCACGAAGCAGAAGAACGTGAAAGAAACGCTAGTGAGACAAATGGCGTCTGGTGTGGAGGATGGTACGTTGGTATGCTCGACTGGTAAAATATCCAGATTGATAGGCACTTTGGACGGTATTGGACGCGACGGTCACAAAGAAGCACGGCCGATGTGGGCGGTAAGGGATGAAATTGCTAGACTCGCTGCCAAAACGAGGACAGATTCGGGCGACGAGGCGAAAGATGTGTTTAGAAAAGCAGTTGTTTCACAATACATAGATACACTCGGATTGTCCGAAAGCGTGATAGAACCTATAATAACAGAGTACGAGGAACATCTGTGAGCGCGACCAATCCGTAATCTTGATTTCAGACTTGAATGTATAGATCGTCATGAGTTACTCACAGGTGATGATGTCGATGTTAGGATCGATGCGTACTTAAAATCTACCATTGTTGTTCGACTCACTTTAAGCAGCCTTTTACTGTCTGTAAAGTAAGGATCTATGTTCCAACCGAAACCTCCTCGTTTGACTCTCAAAAAGTTTCAACGTGCTTATCGACATGCCAGCGATGCGGAGACCAAATGTCTTCGAATACAAAAGCAGCTCACTAAAAATCTCGGCGAATCGTGTCAACATGCAAAATGGGACGAGAGATGGTGTATGGCGTGCGTAAGGTTCACATCCGTAAAAGAGGAACTCGTTAAGGCTGCGGTGTCAGAAGGGCTATTTCCTGAAATAGCGACGATCGATGTGACCGATCTGACCGTCGAGTCGGAACCTGTTGAATGATCATGTAAAAAATGACAATTACATCAAACAAGGCGGGATGGAAGAGAGATAGGAGATATGGCTTACTCAAAATGATTGACTCCTTATTCATTTGACCTTTGGATCCCAAATCCTGTGATTATTCAAAAACAATAGCATACGTGTTTGTATTTCGTAATATGAGGCCATCAAAGAACGCGTTATCTCCCATGATGTGGTGGTATTTGACGTCAGAAGTTTTGTTGGCGAGGAGATCAGCGGCATACGCGCAAAACGTGTCGTCTTCATCATCTGACACCATGCTCCCGTCGTCACCGACTTTCTTGCTGGATGCCCTGATCGCCGATAGAAACTCCGCGTCGAGAGGTCTCTGGTAAAATGCGAAGATAGCATCCATCACTCGTCGGGGAGTACACGGTACTTCTACCTCTACGATCCCCAATCTTTCACGTTCTTTCCACTGACCTATGTTTAGTTCAATCAGCACAGACCGGACGTTGTATCCGTCCATGAATTCAGTGTCCAAATATGGTCTCGAGTCCTCATCGTCTGTCACCGGTTCGTCTATTCTCCAACAAAACCCGTTCAGTATCCTTGTAGGCAGCTTTGGATAACTCGGTACATCATCTTTAGATCTTATCAATGCACCATGTGCTAACTGTT